GTTTCCCAGTCACGATCGGTCCGTGGATTTTCGTGAGGCTTTGGCGTTACAACGTTTTGAAGAAGCGAGGGCTATGTATGGGTCACGTTACCCTGAATATCTCTTGGCCCTGGGTGTTAAGTCTTCTGATGCTCGGCTTAATCGTCCTGAGTATCTCGGGGGTGGAGTTCAGACGATACAATTTTCGGAGGTTATTCAGACTGCCGCTGATGGCGCGAATCCGGTTTCTACTCTTCGTGGTCATGGGATTTCGGCTCTGCGGTCTAATCGTTTTAGGCGCTTCTTTGAGGAACATGGTTACGTTTTCACTTTGATTTCTATTATTCCTAAGACTATTTATATGAATGGTATGTTCCGTACCTGGAATAAGCGGACTAAGTATGATTTTTGGCAGCGTGAGCTGGAGTTTATCGGGCAACAGGAGCTTTTGAATAAGGAGGTTCGTGCGAACCATGCTACTCCTGATGGCGTGTTTGGTTACACTGATCGTTATGAAGAGTATCGGCGTTCTGAGAGCCGTGTGTCTGCTGAGTTTAGTCAATCTTCTCTTGATTATTGGCATTTTGCTCGGTCGTTTTCCTCCGACCCTGCATTGAATGCTGCTTTCGTTAGTGCTGTTCCGACGGATCGGCCTTTTGCCGCTCCGGGTGCTGATGTGATCTACGCGCATATTCAGCATTCTATTCAAGCGCGTAGGTTGGTGTCTGCGCGGGCTGTTCCGCGCACTTTCTAGGAGGTGTTTATGGATAAGGTTCTTGTTGAGGTTACGCCGGGTCCGAACGGCGAGGTTCCTTCGGAGGAGGCTCTGCTGGCTGCTGCTAAGGCGGCTGGTTGGACGGATGACCCTCGCGATGGTCGTCGTTTGTTGTTGCGTGATGAGAATGGGAAGGATTTGGGCGAGATTTTGAATCCTTTGCCTATTGCGCCTCCGGTTGGGTACAAGCCTCGTGATCCTCTTTGGGAGCGCCTGGAGGCTATTGCTCGCCAGAATGGTGCTGATGATCGTCCAGAAGAGACTCTGGCGGATATGCTTGACTTTGATATTCCGGATGAGTTGCCGGAATTATCTACTGTGTACGAGTTTGCTGGTATGCAGGATGAGGCGCCGGCGCCTCCGCCTAAGTCGCTCACTGATGAGGAGCGTGCGGCTTTTGAGGTTGAGTATGAGGAGTTGAAGGAGAAGGCTAGGGCGCTTGCTAAGCGTAAGAAGCTGGCTGAGGATGTTGCTGCCGGGCGACGAGAGGTCGCTCCGCTTGATGAGGAAGAGGGGGCGTAAGCCCCCTCTTCTTTTTTACTTTTTCGGTTTTTGCTCCAGATCGGTTTGGCCGGTTCTTAGTTCTGCGATCAGGAGTGTGACGCTTTGCAGTTCCTCTTGCAGGGCTTTTTTTATGACTGGGTTGTGTGCCCCGGTTGTTTGTCGTTTCAGGATGTTCTGTTGCGGTTCTAACCATATTGCTATTTGTGCGTTTCTATCTATTAACACGTTGTGTTCCTTTCATTTTTTGTGCGTTGCATTGTGCATTGCGCGGATGTCTCTTACCATCGCTAGCCGGAGGCTGCAATGCTCTCTTTTTCGTCCCCTGTTGTGTGGGACGGCGTTCCCCGCTCCCCTGGGGGAGCGGGGGAAGGGGCGTGAGGGGGTCTCTTGACTGTCAGTACGTTTCTCGATACGTACTGTGCTAGGTGACAGGAGACAGTATGGCTCGTCGTCGTAATAGGTCGTCCCTCGACATGCCTGCGGCGCCGATTCGTCGGTTTCCGGATCCTCTCGGCGCCGCACTGATCAAGGTTCACCGCTTGCCGTCAGTGCGGCTCCTTGAGGACCGCCGCTTGTTTCATCCGAGCCGGGCTCTGCGCCCGGCTCTTTCTTTTTATCATAAGGCCGCGAAGATTGTTTATCGTGCGAAGAGTTCGGCGGTTCCGTCGTCTCGAATGACACCTATGGTGTCTCCGCGTGTTGGTTTTGCGGTTCCGCGTGATGTTGCTGTTTGTGTTCGGAGGAAAGCTCGGAAGGAGGTTATGCATGCAACTGGGAAGGCAGGCGGTCGCGTTTCTCGTAAGCGTCGCCGTAATCTTTATAGTTCTGTGGACTGTTAGCGGCTGTTATACGCCGCCTGGAGGTTGATATGGTGCCTGCTATTGCTGCTGCTGGTATCGGTGCTGCTGCCGATCTCGCTGGTGGCCTTGTCGATCAGTATTTTAATCAAAAGGCTGCGAAGAAGTCATGGAAGCAACAGAAGAAGGTTCTTCAGAATCAGGTTCAGTGGCGTGTGGCGGATGCGGTGAAAGCTGGCCTTCACCCGCTCGCTGCCCTTGGCGTGAATCCGGCTTCTGGACCATCGGCCCAAGTGGGTTCAGGACTTGGAAGTGCCCTCTCCAGCATGGGTCAGAATATTGGGCGTGCGGCAGAAGCAGCGCTGACGCCTGCGGATAAGTTGGCTGCTCGTTCTGCTTTGCTTGGGCTTGAGCAACAGCAGGCGAATATTGATCTTACTAAAGCTCAGTTGGCTGGTGCGCAGAAGGCTTTGCTTACTTCGGGCTCGACGCCCGGTATTGCTTCGCGGATTTCTCCAGTTATTTCTGATCCGCTTTCGGATAAGCGTATGAAGGTTCACGATCCTTCCTTGTCTCAGCGCGCTGAGGATCACTTTGGTGATATTATTGGAGAGATTTATGGAATTGGGAACTGGGGTCGTTCTGTGTATAATGACTTCCAGTCTTCCGGCGGTGTTCGGCAGTATTTGCCGGGCGGTTCTGGCGCCGAGGAGTTGTGGCGTCGTATTACAGGAGGATAAGCTATGCGTCGTCGTCGTCTTCGTGGTTTCCGTGGTGGTCGTCGTCGTAATCGTCGTCGTGGCGGTTCAGCGCGCGCTATGCGGGTCGGCTTTAGGTTCTAAATGCTTTGTAAGAAACCTTTTGTGAGTGGCGGGCTGGCATTCCCATGTGGGCAGTGCCAGCCTTGTCGCGTTAATAGGAGGCGTTTGTGGTCGCATCGGATCATGTTGGAAAGTCTATGTCACACAGAGAACGCTTTTCTGACGCTGACTTATGCGGACGGGAATTTGTCGATGACGTCAGAGGGTTCTGGCGTCGCAACGTTAGTTCCAGAGCATTTGCGGGATTGGTTAAAGCGATTGCGCTCGAGGATTCATCCCTTGAAGCTGCGATTTTATGCCGTTGGAGAGTATGGCGAGAAGACGTGGCGTCCTCATTACCATGTGATTCTGTTCGGCTTTCAGGGTTGCCTCTCTTCGGATCGGCGGACTCGTCGGAACAAGGTGACAGGTGAGGTTCTGTGGGAGAGATGTTGTGATAGGTGTCGCCTGGTTGGCGAGACATGGGGATTTGGTACTGTTGATCTCGGGGAGGTCAATCTCCAGTCCGCGAATTATTGTGCGGAGTATACTGTTAAGAAGATGACTCGTACCGATGATCCGCGCCTGAATGGGCAGTGGCCTGAGTTTGCTCGTATGTCTCTTAAGCCGGGTATTGGTGCTGATTTTATGTGGGATTTCGCGTCTGAAATGCTGCGGTACCGGCTTGATGAGCGTTTGGATGTTCCCACCAGTTTTGGGCAGGGTAAATCCGAGAAGGCTCTTGGTCGGTATTTGCGTAACAAGTTGCGTTTGATGCTTGATAAGGAGACTGGTGCCCCTGATGAGGTTATTGCGCAGCGGGAAGAGGAATTGCGTCACTTGCGCGAGGCTGCGCGCGCTTCTTCGGAGAATCCGTCGTTCAAGGCGCAGATACTAGATTTTTTTGAAGGTCGTCGTGCTAACTTTGATGCCAAAGAGGGCATCTTCCGTAGGAGGAGAGAGCTATGAAGCGTTCTAAGCATAATATGTCGTATACCCATCTTACGTCTTTTGATATGGGGGAGTTGATACCTGCGGGTCTTATTGAGGTTCTTCCTGGTGATAGTTTTCAGATGCAGACTCGTGCGCTGCTTCGTTGTGCGCCTATGTTGGCGCCACCTATGCACGCTGTTCGTGTGCGCATTCATCATTGGTTCGTGCCTCACCGGCTTGTTTGGGATAATTGGGAAGCGTTTATAACTGGCGGCCCTGGTGGTAATAATGCGTCGGTTTTTCCGACGCGTGCCGGTGGTGCGGTTACTGCTGGTGGTTTGTCGAACTATTTGGGTATTCCGGCTGCGACGGTGCCTGCGTATTCGGCGCTGCCGTTTCGAGGTTATTCGTTGATTTGGAATGAGTATTATCGGGATCAGGATTTGCAGAACCCGGTTACTATTTCCAAGGCTGATGGTGTTGACGCGAACTCTTATGGTTTGCAGAATTGCGCCTGGGAGAAGGATTATTTTACGGTCGCGCGGCCTTGGGAGCAGAAGGGTCCACAAGTCAATATTCCGGTGACGGGGAATGTGGTTGTCTCGGAGCTTGGTGCGACTCCGGGGACTCGTACACTCGAAAGGTCGTCTGGTTCTGGTACTACTGCTATTCAGGTTGTTCAGCCTGGGACTATTAATGCTGATCTGGCCTTTACGTTGCAGAATACGACCACGTCGGTCGTGGATTTTCGTGAGGCTTTGGCGTTACAACGTTTTGAAGAAGCGAGGGCTATGTATGGGTCACGTTACCCTGAATATCTCTTGGCCCTGGGTGTTAAGTCTTCTGATGCTCGGCTTAGTCGTCCTGAGTATCTCGGGGGTGGAGTTCAGACGATACAATTTTCGGAGGTTATTCAGACTGCCGCTGATGGCGCGAATCCGGTTTCTACTCTTCGTGGTCATGGGATTTCGGCTCTGACGATCGTGACTGGGAAAC